CTGGAGGTACTGAAACGACACCTGCCACTTCGATGCGCTGTTGAGGGTGGTCGGTGGCGCGCAGAACGTGCCGGCCCGTTCGGTCGTGACCGCCACTGATTCGATCGTGAAGTTGATGACCTGACAGGAGTAGTCGTCGGTTGGTGCGGCGGCGGTCCCGAGCAGGATGGTTCCTGAGTTGTTGGGGTTGATGTCTACGACGGGCATGGGCTACTCCTGTGTTGTTTCTGACGACCATTCGGCGTCGTTCCATCCGGGTTGTTTGGCGTCCCACACGGCTTGTTCGTCGGCGTACGGTGGGCACAGATCGGGACCGGCGAACCGCACGTTGATGCGGTAGAGCACGGCTGGGGTCGTGCCGTCGGTGTCCGTTTCGAACGTGATTGATTGGTCGAAGTGGTAGGACGTTCCGGCCAGGGCGCGCAACACTTCGACGGTGTCGCCATGCACCAGGGCGGCCTGTTCTTTCCATGGTGACGCGGCACGTTCCACACACACGTCGACCACGTCGTACAGGAGTCGGCCGCCGGGTTGTAGGTCCATTCGCACCGGTGACAACACGACACGTGGCAACGCGGTCGTGTTGTCACCGGGCATGGCCACACGGAACCCCGCCGTTGTGAGCAGCTCGGCGAGATCGTCAACGGTCACGCCACACCCCAACGGGTTTGGGCCGGGGTCCAGTAGTGGCGAAGATGCCGCCCCAAATCTTCGGGGATCAGCACACCGGACATGGCGACCGTACCGAACGCGTCCAAATCACCGGACCGGGTCGACACGTCCAGATAGATACGTTCGGTGAGCAGTGTCGCACCGTGTTCTGTGAGCGGCCCCGGTTGCAGTTCGTCGGTGGTCGTGGAAATGTCCGCGGCGATGTACTCGAGCGCCGCGGCCGCCGGGGCGAGCAGATCGGCCGCGGGCACGTTGAGACGTACCGCGGCCTTCTGCGCGATCACTTCCACGTCGATCATCAGTCGGCCGACTTGCCCCGCTTCGACGTGGCCGGGGCGTCTTCGTCATCGGCCAGCGGTGGCGGTGTGGTGGAGATTTGCACGATGCCCTTCGGGACATGGGCGGCGAACGTGCCCATTCCCCACACGGCGACGTTCTGGCCGAGCTTCTCGACGTCTTCGACGGCGACGGTCATGGGGCCTTCTTCGAACCATGACGCGGCTTGCCCGTTGGAGACGTGCAGAGAGTTCGCCGGCAGGAACGGGTCGTTGATGATCTGGAGCCCCGACACTTCGATGCGGAGCGATGATGCGTCGGCGGTACCGCTGGCGTTGTTCGTGCCGTACATGACGGGGAACAGGTTCGGCAGACCACCGAGCTTGACGAACACGTCAGAGCTGGCGATAGCGAACGTGGCCGGCGAACCCGTCGCGAGTTCCACCTTCGCCGATGCACCGAACAGGGCCGCGCGGAGTGTGTCGGCGGTGGCGGTGAGCGGGTCGAGCACGATGTTTCCACGGCCGGCCACGGCGAGCATGAGCGTGCCGGCGGCCTTGTCGGTCACCGCGGCATAGGCGGCGTACATGATCCGCAGATATGCGTCGCGGTAGGCGGGTGCCGACCGGCGGATGAGTTGGTACGAGATGTCCGATCCGCCGGCGTAGGTGTGGAGCGGTGCGGTGCCCTTCAACAGGGAAACCACGACAGACGTGATAGCCGATTTCTGCGTTGTCTGCTCGCCAACCAGGGTGAGCAGGTCACCGTTGAAGTAGGGCCAGTTGACATCCATGCCGGCGGGTGGGAGCGGTTCGGTACCGAACGCGTCGATGAGCGGCCGGGACTGCTCGAGGATGCCGAACACCTCATTGACCCAGCCGGGCGGGATCACTCCGACGTTCGGTGTGGTGATCTGATCGGCGAGTGCCCGGTGGAGCAGATCGGGGGCGACGGTGCCGGCCCACACGGCATCCGCGTAGTCGACCAGCGAGCGGTATTCGGCGAGCGGGTGCGCCGGTGCCGACACGGTGAGCCCAACCGGGTTGGCGGTGGCCCGGGCCAGTTCGTCACGAATCCCGGCGAGGGAACGTTCGAGCAGTTCGGGGGTGACGGGTTCGGTGGTCAGGGTCGCCGGTGGCACCGGTGACGTGTCGGGCATGGCGGTCACTTCGGGCATGGCGTGTCTCTCCTGTTGTCTTGTGAGAATTGGGGCGGCGTGAGCGGGGCGGAACGCGAACGCGACACCGTGCACGACGGCACGGTGGCGGGTGACGGCGGTGCGGTCGGTTGACCATTCGTCGCCGTCTTCGGGGTCGAATTCCATTGACACCGAATCGAGCACCCCGGCGTCGACCAGGGCGAGCAGATCGGAACCGGCCACGGTTGGGGCGATCTGCAATGTGACGGTGGGGCCGTGGTCGTCCTCGCGGAGTTCCACGGCCCTACCCACCAGGTTCCCGGTGTGTTCGTCTACCACGTGCACCCGGTCAGCGAGTGACACCGAACCACGTTCGAACGTTTCGGCGAACGTGCCATCGTTGACCGTCACCTGTCGGGGTTCGTCGTAGTTGCATAACCGGGCGGTGATCGTGCGGGCGGTGGTGTCGGCGGTCAGTGTGGCTGTCTCACGATGCAACATGGTCAGAGCCCTTCGACGTTCGGTGAGATCGGGACCAGGTCGGAGTTCGGCACGTTGGCCAACCCCTCGAGCGCCCGAGCCTCTTCGGGGGTGTGGATACCGGCGGCGATGGACGTGGCGTAGGTGCCGATCCGTTCGGCGAATTCCATCCGCACCAGATTCGACGTGTCGAAGATCGCTTGTTGACCGCGTGGCATCAGGTCAGAGAACGCCGCTTCGATCCGTGACAGGACACCGGGGTACAAACCCAGCTTCAACCACCGCGACAGCTCCGCCGCCGTGGTGCTGTACGTCAGTGATGATTGGGCGGCGGTGTTGAGTAGTGACGGCGGGATCTGTTGGACACGTGCGGCGACCGAATCCAGATAGCTGACGGCGTCGAGCAGCAGCGCGTCAGATGCGGACGACGGGTTGAAGGTTTCCAACGTGATGCCACCCGACAACAGGGCCGGGCGGTGCTCGGCGCGGGCCGTCAACCATTGGTCCATGAATTCGCCGGCTTGCACGTCGGTCACCCGGTTCGGGTGCACCACCGCGTACGGCGGAACCGCACCGGCCCCGTAGTACTCCGCGGAGTACCGGTACACGGCCACCAGCTGCTCGAGCACGGCGCGCACCCGTTCGATCGGTGACCGGTCGGGGGTCGGGCCGTCCAATACGAATTTGATCGGTCGCACGTCTTTCGGGTCGACGGTGCGCCCGTCGATCGTGACGGTGCCGATGACTTTGCGTGACGGGTCCAACCATGTCGGCGACACCCGGCCGTTGTCGATCTGTTCAACGGCGAGCGGCCAACCATCCGAACCGCGAACCGTCACGTACAACCACGCCACGTCGTAGCGGGTCATGGCGTTCACGATCTTTTCGATGGTGTCCCGGTACGGCTCGTTCGGGTCCGGCCGTCGCAGAATCGCCGGGGTCGGGTCCAACCGGCCGCCGATGTCGGAAAACCCGACCATCCGCAACATCGCCGCGGTGTCGGCGGTCAACTGGCGGCCGGCGACCACCGCGGGCAATTCGAAAATGTCGATGTCGAGCAGTTGGTCGGCGACGGCGGTCATGGTCCGCGCCCGGTCCGTCGACGGAATGTCTACGTCACGGGCGCCGAACAGTCTCGATAGCCACGTCGCCACCTGCCCACGGTCGGGTAACTGGCGCGACAAAGCAAGCCCCGGCCTACAGATACCACTACCCCGGTTTGCGCCCCGCAAATCGAAGCACAGCGCCCGGTTTTTAGTGGATCGTGGCGTGACGGCCGTGAACGGCCGGATGAGCCCACCGAGCGAGCCCCGCAGCCTCGAGCGGTGCAACGTCACAATCGGTGTCCCGGCGACCCCACAGCCACGACCCGTCGCCGACGTTGCGGCGGCGGGCACCGGCGACGGCCAGATCGAGCGCCGGGTGTGGCACGTGGCGGATCAGACCGGCGGCGACCGCTTCGACCAGTTGCCCGGCCGCCGCAGTCGCGCCGCGCAACCTGGCGTCGATGACGGGGAGCCCGGCCGCCTCGAGCGGTGCCCACAACACACCGGCCGGCCCGGCGGCGTCGATCGGTATGGCGGTCACCGGCCACCGGTCATAGAGGGCGATAAGCCGGTCGACGGCCCACATGGTCGCCGGCCGATAGTCCACGACCTCAAGGGTGGCCACCGTGCCGTCGTGATGGCACAGAACCAGGGCGGTCGTGGCATGGTCGGCGCCGACCGCTACACCGATGGACACCGGTGCGGTGCCCCGGTCGGGTGCGTTCACGGCGAGCCCGGCCCACACGACAGGATCCAACGGTGTGCCCGATCCGGCGGTGCGGTCGGTCACGTTCAAGTAGTTGCGGACGAACGCGGTGCGGTCCATGTCGTGTTCGGCTTGCAACCACTCGAGGTCTATCGTGCCGGTGCGGCCGGGTGCCCGAACGGCGGGGTGCGCGGCAAGCCACACCGCCGGGTCGTCGTAGTCGGCGTCCGGGTAGTCGGCCGACCATTC